CACACCAAGACACGGACCTGGAGTTGTCTCTACCAAAGAGAAACTCTGGGGTAAGTATCTGTGGAGTAACGTCCCTGATCGGTTAACAGCTGTATATCCCTTGGACGAGTATTTCTTTCCGTCCATGGATGCAGTATGTGACAAGTACCGCGAATTCTCTCGAATCGGCGGTGCTGAGACCCCGGCCCAGGTTATCCTGGTGCCAAAGGACTCACGCGGGCAACGTCTAATCTCCTGTGAACCACTGTACAACATGTGGATCCAGCAAGGATTAGGCCATGCTATCGTAGATCACGTGGAGCGACACCCCCTCACCCGAGGGAAAGTGAACTTCACGGACCAGGAACCTAATAGAAGAGGTGCCCTACTTGGGTCCTCAACTGGAAGGTACGCAACGCTCGACCTGAAAGAGGCGAGTGATCGCGTATCACTTGGTCTTGTTCGCCTACTATTCCCAGGGCAGTTAGTTGAAGCCCTGTTGAGTTGTAGGAGTCAGAGTACTCGAATGCCGGATGGAAGTGAGGTAAAACTCCATAAGTTCGCACCGATGGGGAGCAGTTTATGCTTTCCCGTCTTAGCGTTAACGATCTGGAGCCTCCTCCACGCTTCGATGGACACGGATTCTCGCGAGAGGATCTTAGTGTACGGGGACGACGTGATAGTACCAACGGAGCAATCCGCGTATGCTATCGCTATTCTTGAGTCATTTGGCCTAAAAGTCAACGTGAACAAGAGTTGTACCAGTGGACTCTTTCGGGAGTCATGTGGCATGGACGCCATCTTTGGCGTCTGTGTTACTCCTGTTCGGTGTCGAACAGTCTGGCGAAACGTCCCAAGCCCGGATGCTTACGTGAGTTGGATTAGTTATGCCAACTCGTGTTACGATAAGCATTATTTCACTGCCTACGAGTACATCGTAGAGAAGTTGCACGCAGTCTATGGTGCAATTCCTAGTGACCGGATGGGTTTACCTGTCCCTTCACTCAGAGAAGTATCTGAGTCCAACGAGCCGAAACGGCGAAGACGTAATACTGCCTTGCAAAAGGTCCAGTATTGGGTCAACGACGTCCGGACTCCACGTGTGGTTCATGAGATGGATGGCTGGAGTATGCTGCTGCGTTATTTTGCAGAAAGCAGACCCGACCGTTCACCCCACCGTGACCACCGCAGATGCGAAGTTGGAGAAGCCTCGGCTTCTCCCTTCTCAGTCCGTGAGTACACCAAACGTAGGGCCATTAAGTTGGCCAAGCGTTGGAAAAATGCACATAGTATAGTGCATGGTCCCAAACCTGTCGGAAGTATTGAGACGGAACGAGAGTTCCAGTCTTGGTATCT